AAGACCATCTTCAGGAAACCGTGTTCGACGCCATGTCCCAATGTACCTTTTTCATCATCTTCATAGGAAGGGCGCTCGCCGACAATCATGATGCCCTTGCCGCCTTCTCCGGTATACCGTAGCTTGGGAGAGCGGCAGGCTTTGTAAAGGCCACATGCCTCGCAGGACGGCGGAGCTTTCTTCTTTGACTTGGCAGGGACAGGCGGCGCAATAATTTCTTCTGCTTCCGCCAAATTGAAAAACTCCATGTTTCCCCCTTATGACATTCCAAACATATCCATTAAATCCCGTAACTCGGCCACTCCCGGTGCTTCCCGTTTACGTTCCCTGCCTTGCGCTTTCTCCAGTGCCTCCAGCATATCCATAAGGGTTTCTAACGTAAACTCTATTTCATGCTTATGGTGGCAGGCTGGGCAATCTATTTTCACGGCAATCTTCATGCTAGTTGCTCCTTTACCCGGCTATCCAATACGAACTTGCCGATTTTAAGGCTTTGAAGAATCTGCACCTCACTATAGCTACTTTGTTCATCCCTGTCAAGTAACACTTTCATCCGCATAGTGCCGTCCAGTTTTTCCTTGGCCGTCTGGTTCAACGCTACAAACTTGCTGACATGCGCCAATTTACGCATATCCTCGGCAACGTTCTCGTTGGTCAAATCTGATCCATCAAGTCCAGCGCGGTTTGTCTGCGTTGCGGTGATTACAAGAATGTTACGTTCCTGTGCTATCCGCTTCAGGTTTGACCAGATATCATTAAGCTGGTGCCTATACTCATTATTTTTAGCCCCCATGAGATCGGCGTAATCGATAATCAATACATCGGTTTCATATTGATTATAATAAAGTAAATTATCCAGCACTACTTCAATATCCTGCACAGTAGTGGATTGTGAAGGCATCGGGATGAAGCGACAATCCCCGCCACGGAACATCCTCCGAATGCTGTCCTGCATGGCTTCCACTGCCGTCAAGTCTACTGCTGGTTTGTGGATATCCTTGTACTCGATGCGCCACAAGGTTTCATCCGTTATTTCTTCTCCCTGTTCCTTGTCTGCCACAAAGTAGGGCAACCGCACAATCGAATCCACTTTCGGACTACCCGTGATAGACTGCCACGCCCTCCTGAGTATTTGGGGCTTGGGCATTTCCAGTGTTACAAAAACACAACGCTGACCCTGCGCCATTGCACATTCCGCACTATAAAGAAGTACCCACGTCTTTCCACGTTTGACGGGGGCAATGAATGATACGAGATCACCGCGTCTACATGGGCCTAATGTATCGCCGACAGCACCGGGATAGGTCAGGGCTACTTCCGCATCCTCTATGAACGCAGAGATGATTTCCCCCGGCGTACTCAGGATGGAGTACCCGTCCCCGTTTGGCCTGCCTACCTGTGTATACCGTGCAATGACACTTTCCCCTGATTCGGGGTCATTGGCATTGATGGCTTCCTGAATCTCTTCAAGGGCAAGTTCAAGCGAACGGGTCTTGAGGTACTTGATTGCGTTATCGATATAGTAATCTATATTGGCATCGTACTTGGCATCGTCGGAAAGATTCTGCAAGAATTGGGCGACCGATTCCTGCTCTTCCTCATCATGGATAGAGCCGCGCTTGTCAATGTAGATATCCTGTATGGTCTTGCCGGGAACATCCTCGAATCGGTCGTAGTACTCCCTGACCCACTCTGCCACAATCTGGGCATAGCGGGTTTTAAGGGAGCGACCCTGAAGGATGGGGAGCACTTCCTGTGCAAAGTGCTTGGAGATAATGAGATGGGTTATGAGTTGCCTTTCAGGGGAAAGGTCGATCTTGGTCTGTTTCATTAGTCCTCCTCGTCACAATCTCCATGTCGCTCCACAATAACTTGCACATCCGTATCCCATGATGTCTCTGTACTAATTTCCAAAGTACTTTCACACCTAGGGCATTCTATTTCCATGTTCATAACTTCGTCGTCCCCAATAAGCATCTCACCGCATATTGGGCATTCTATTTCCCATGAAGATATTATCATTTTCGCTCCTTTTGTGCGTGTAGCTCAGTTAGCATGGTTACAATATCCACCCCAAAAATCTCCCGGTCGGCTTTTCCGTCCAGCGTCCTATCCAATATCTTGCTCTTCTCGTCAAGCAGTTCTGCCGTATCCTCGTCCACTGTCCCCGCTCCGACAAGGTAATAGAAAGATATCAAAGAGGATTTCTGCCCTATGCGGTCAATCCTTCCCATTGCCTGCTCAAGATCGCCGGGAGTCCAAGGAAATTCCACAATGGCAAGACTCGATGCCGCAGTCAGGTTGATGCCTATTCCTGCCGCTGTTATCTGGCCGATGAATAGCGTGATTGAAGCATCCCCCTGAAACGCATCGATGTTTGCCTGTTTCTGGAGGGAGCTAGTGCGCCCATCAACGACTACGCAGGCATCCTTGAACACATCGTACAGATCGTCAATGACATTGGTGTGCCATGCAAACACAACCAGTTTCTCGTCGCTGTCCAGAAAGTTGCTGATCCATTCGATCACGCCATCCCGCTTGCCAATATATGCCAACTGCCGCAAGGTTTCAATGTGCGCCTTGCCGTCAAGTCCCTTCTTGGCTTTGGTAGACCGCGCCCATTCAATGAAGTCATTACTGGCTTTATTGTACTTCTTTTGGGAGTCTTTGTCAAGTGGAAAAGGAATTACAATCTTGCGCTTTTGTGGTAAATCAGTTAAAACATCTTCTTTCCGCTTACGGAACATCACTTTACTCGTCAAAGCGAATAACTCTTCTTCATTGGTCAAACCCTTGTATGTCCACCCAAAACCACTATACCGTGGATCACAGTAACGGGTCAAGTACCTATGCCGGTTATGGAATGTGGCCCTGTCTACCAGACTCAGTGCTGTGTAGAACTCCGATGGGCGATTCCTGATCGGAGTGGCGGACAAGAGGGCTTTTTTGGGAATGATCCTTGCCAGACGAACGAACGCTTTGGTACGCTTTGTCGAAGGGTTGTTGACATAGGCCGACTCATCTCCAATGAGGTATTGGAACTTGAAGTCCACAAGGACTGATTCCCACGGAGTCAATATATCATAATTGATAATTACCCACTTTGCTTTTGGATCAATCCTCGAAGGGGTCTTGCTGGACAGGATGATGGCATCTTCTTTGGCCCATAACTTGATTTCCCGTTGCCAGTTATATTTTACACACGCAGGGCACACCACCAAGATCGGGCGGCATTTTGGATGGATTGCTCCATAGGATGCCGCTATGTTGGACTTGCCTAATCCAACGGGCAAGCCGATGATTCCGGTGCCGTTACGTCCTTCCAGCCACTGGACTCCCTCGACTTGGTAGGGATAGAGCCGGGGATCGAGAAGCGCCAGATTGACCGGAGCCAATACAGGTTTAGCTTCCTTGAAAACAGGCTTGTTTTTCCAGAGCGCCTTGACTGCGGGAGTAGGGATAAAATCAGAAGCAACCAGCAGATCGATATTGTCCTGACTAGCTTCTACTGTCCACTTCTTCCCAATAGGATCAAACTTGTAATTCTCGCATTGTTTGATTTGAAAAATAGTTGCCTGAAAATCAGGAGAAGGTACATAAAATTTAATCACCAAGCGCCCATCTGCATAGTCCACTGATTTCATTATACCCCCAATTCCTTCCTGAAAGTTTCCACTTCTTTTGCCGTCATGTCGCCGGGGTCGTGGTCTAGCCCGGTATCAATCACCGTTACGTTAGCCCCCAATGCGGAAATCCGTTCCCCCAGCTTGCGTGCCCTCTTTTGGGCTATGGCTTCAGGGTCAAACACAATGTACACATTGGCGTATGCTGATAATTTCCTTACCTGTTCTTCTGTAGTAGAAGTGCCCAGCGTTGCCACAGCCCCGCTTCCCATCTTCCATACATCCATCACACCTTCACAGACAATGATATTTTTCTTGTCTGGTACAGCATCCTCATTGTACAGGCAATGCTTTGGATTCTCCACGCTCTTTTCTACTGCCAATGTCTTATATCGCAAATCCGTGTTTCCTGTGATATCCCGTCCTTGATATGTCACAAGTCTGTGGTTGTGGTATACAGGAATCATGAGCCGGTATTTCCAGTCACCGACAATACCTCCAGCCTTGACCTTGTACTGGGCAATGATGTCGTCTGGATCAAACCCCCTTCGATGTAAATACACCCTGTAAGGCTTGGTCAATTCTTCACCGGGAAGGACAAGAGTTTCTGCCAAAGGTTTCTTTTTGTTCAGGGCTTCAATCAGTACCGTCCGGGTATTGTACTCTTCAATGATGCTGTAGGCGTCATATAAAGTACAATGAAGTAATTCCTGTATGATTCGTGAGGTATGGTGACTGCCACACTTCCAGCAATAAAAATAACCACCTTGAGCGTTGAACCCAAGATGGTATGATGTATCTGCATGGAATGGACATTGTAGGCCGACCCAACCGGGGCTGATATTTTTACCTTGCAAGGAATAGGAAATGTTGTAGTCCTTACAGAATGCGGTAATATTAAACACTAGCTACTCCCCTCCTTATAAAAACAGCTACTCGTCATCCCCGCCCCTCATCCGAAAATCGGTATACCTTGATTGGCGTTTTGAAGCAAGCCTGTTCTTTCGCTGTCTCTCCGGGCACCGATGGGAGTCGAACCCATTATTCCCTCCTTAAAGGAGAGGGGCTTAACCGTTTGCCTACGTGTGCCATAAGCCCGTCTTTCCGGTCTGTCACCGTTACAAATCTCTAGGGCCGGTTGCTCCTGCACCTTACGATGTGCAAGGGATAGTAAGCATCGTTGAGAGGCTTCCCCCGTTTACGATCTACTCGTCAGTAGCCAGTCAAGGAACATCGGGTTTCGATCCCGATTAAAGCCCCCTAGTAACGGCTTGTTCCTTATCCCGTAACGTAGGCTATTCGTGCCTTCTATGGCAAGTACCTTGATTATTTCACGACAAGGGCGTGTGTGGCAAGCTACTCCACGATGGAACGTGCCAGAGTTGAACTGTGCTATCGGGATACTCTCCCGGAGCCTTACCGAAGGTCGTCCCAAGTACCCCCTTTCACGCAAGTGGGGAGTTGCGGCATGGTGTATTTTTCGGTCGCAAACAGGTCGGTTGCCTAGGCGAACCTGCCCCCCTCAGTCTGAACCATGCTTTGACTGACTAGGAAGCGCCGGGAGTCGAACCCGTCTCCTAATCGAACCAGACAATGCGCCCGGTTTGTTTCGGATACTACCACCGGGATTTCAAGTCCCGGCCTACGCTCCTAGCTCTTTTTAACGTGTCCAAGCTATCACGCCCGCTCAATGTACTTGGAGCCGTGTACTTTAGACCCATGCACCGTAAGAGCCGTTTAGTTTAGAGTCCTCACCTACGGCCAAAAGGACTACTAACACCCTACAGTTGATCGACCTGTGATGGTGCTACTTATATACTACTCAATTTCAGGGGAAAAGTCAAGGGGTTTCAGCGGATTTCGCACGCCCCTCCCCCACA